TTTGTAGCGATCTCTTTGTACAAGTCATCTGCGATCATCTCACAGCTCTTGTGGTTAAGCTCTAGTACGCCTTCAACGTCATAGAGTCGTTGCATCCAGCGTTTGAACTGAATGAATTCAATATCGCGATCATTATGAAATACTTCAATACGAACACGAAAGTGAAATATATGACGATGTGGAATACCTAAGAATGATACATCATCCCAATCGCCGGTTGCTAGTTTAGGGTCAGTATCTGCACCAGGGTACATATGCACACCTTCTTTGCGGAATGTAACCCAAATACTACGTTCTGCTGTTGTCATGGGTACATTAATAGTTGTAATTGCTTCTGTCATTTTAGCGTCTTCTTCTCTCATTCTTCGTCCCATATAGTTATGATATGATTCACGTTGTTCCATATTACTAGTATACTTTCATTTAATAACTTTGTCAAGGCCATATTTGTTCCAATCCGTAAATTTATTACGGTCCATCAAGTCATGCAGGCTATGGCACCAAACGCCTGGATTACTTGCTTTAAAATCTTTGTCGTCGATTTTAATCATTGTGTTATAGTTCCACTGTGCAACATACGGTACTACAACACGTATCTGTGGAATAAAGTTATCAGTTTCAGTTAGGCCTCCGTCTAAAAACCATTCAAGGTTAATAGTGCTTGGAATGTCTAAACTACAAAGGATACCTTGATCCGTAAACGCACGAATCATTAGATCCCAATCTTCAAACTCATCTGCTGACACAGGATGATAACTGTGATTAGCACCAAAGAAGATATGTTCACATTTTTCTTCTTTGTAGTATTTCATAATCTCGTTATAGTCTTGAACACCGGTAACAAACAATGTCTTCATTCCGTATGCAGGAGTCTTTTCAACTTCGACACCAGTAAAGAACGTAACTTGTTCTTTTATACCTGTTTTGTAATCTCGTTTCATCTTAGTGCCTTTTGATTTTCAAGTAGCCAAATACATTCGCCAATATCTTCTGGGTTAGTAAAACCTTTTTCTACTGTACATCTATTATAAGGATTAGTAACTGATACTAATAACCCACCTAATATAAATCCTACTAAAAATGTTATTGCTAATGTAAGTTTCATTCTAAGCCTTTTTGTATCAAGTATAAGTTAATGCGGTGCATCTCATCTTTAAGATAAAGTTTCATAGTTTTCATTCTACGTACTTCTTCTGTTACAGTCATATTATTATACTTGGTTTCGAGCTCTGTGTCAAGCTCTCTATGTTTCCGTTTTAGTTCTTCGTAATGGGCTCGAAGTTTATCTTCAACACTATCATAGTTGCTCATCCTCAAGGTTCTCCAATTTAGTTTCATCTAATTCGTCTTCATCGACAACTGGTTCTTCGACATCAAATAGCGCACCAAAATATGTACTAGCGTTTACAGTCTTTTTACCAATAGCACCACGTGTTCCTGGAATAGCCATCCAAAACTTTGAATACTCATTAATCTTTGCTAGAGCTTCTTCTTTGTTGTCAATAGCAAATATTTCTTCTACTACATCTCTAAAGAATACTCTGTCAAATGTTTCTTGTACAAGCATCTTAGGAACAATGCCTGCATCATATTGCCTGTTTGCTTCTTGTACGGCATTAATATGACTCCATACATTGTGACCCATTTGAATAGCATAGCTAAATGAATCCCATGATGTCTTTCCTTCTTTACCTATCTTGTTTAAATCTCCTGGAGCATATGTACAAACGTCTGATACTTTGAGTCCGTCTGTAAGCGGCGAGTCTTCAAAGTTTTTAAATACCCCATCTGATATAACAGTGTCTCTAAACCCACGGTTGTCTGCAGCATATTTTTTATCGTCAACTGACGGCACCATACGATACGTCCATTTGCTTCTGTCTTCAGTTTCGTTTTGAATGTAGATCTGTCCATTCGCGGTTGCAAGGAAAGGACTAGCACAGTCAAATGTGGCAGTAAAGTTTTCATTATAATTCTTTCGTACAGCTCTTTGTATATCAGTTAATAGTGTAGCCCACTCTAGCTTTGATGTGCCTAAGAAGTGCATTACATCGTGTACGCCCTTTTGTAGTAGTCCATCGAAGTGTAGTGTAACTATGCGTTTAAGAACCAAATGCACATCGCACATGTTCTGTCCACCCATTGACCACCCATTAAAGTGTGTGTCAGGATACTTAGTTGTATCGCAATAGTCTTTCATTTGCTCGTACCAGTCATCAGCGTCTGCATGGTTCTCACCTTGCAAAACATTTAATAACTTACAAGCACCTGTTCTGTGCTTCATCCAATAGTCGTTGTTAATGCGTGTTGCTTTTACAGCTTCTTCGTATGTACTAATGCCTGTTGCTTTTGCACCTTCTGGTGAACGTGCTACCCAGGCTGGAATATCAAGTATCATTCCATAGTCCATATATGCGTCCATCCAACGTAGAACGCCATCACGTTTCTTTTGTGCTTTAGGACAATTAGGATCTTTCCAATCGCCTTCCCAAACACCTTTACCAATTTGGAAGCCACCTGAGTCACCTAGTAACCAAGTGTTCTCTCTATCTCTATTGCGTACCATATCTTCTTTAGGTACGTGCTTAGTTATATCTAAGTCAGCGTGTCCTGCAGAGTACAAACTCCACTTATAAGTGAACGCTCCTTCATCAGCATTGAGATAGTTTAAACTTTCAACACCATGTGCAAAGTTACTAGGAATACGAGACTTATCTACATACTCATCATATCGTTGCTTACCTACATAAGTGGCATAGAATCCACTAAGTGCAGGAAGAAAACGTGCATAGTCTTTTTGTTCTGTAGTTAAGTCTTTACGCATGTTCTACTTACTCTGTGCTGGTAAAATGTAATCATATGTTGCAATGCCTGAGTTTACACTAATTTGCATTGCACCTTGATCACTAATGCTCAAAGTTTTATCACCATCTAAGTTTAATACAGCTTGCACTTGTGCTACTGGCCAACTCCATGTGTGTTGTAGTGTACCTTCAATACCATGCTGGAATACAAACTCGCCTGCGTGTGTACTTGCATCACCAAAGCTGAATACTAAGCTACCATCTTTAGTCATTACGTTAAATGTAGGCTCTTCTGAATGTGCTGCACTCATTAGTTTCATACGTGCAATACTTGCTACACTCGGAGTAATAGCAACATTCCAGTTTGCACCTTTGAACTTAACAGTCTTTAGTTTTTCTTCAATGATTGCTTTATTCATAAAGCGATAATCATTTTGGAAGTCACTTGCAGCATTTTCAAAGTGAATGTGCGTTGGAATAACTTCGCCATTGCGTTCTGCTTGTACTACATCAATCTTAGCATCTTTCTGATACTCTGGGTTTTTTAAGTGTAGTGCTAACTTATCTAAGTTAGGCATACCAAACGTACCATCTGCAACACGATGAGTAGTTGTCGCTGTCATAATAACTGAGCGATCTTCTGCCATCGAGTCGATAGTTGTTTCGCTGTCACTAGTTACTTTAACTAAACTAAGAAAGCCTAGCGAGTGAGTGTGTGCAACGATGTCTTGTAAAATGTCTTTCATATTGTTTCTCCATTGAATAAGTTTATTATATTATCGTTTTCCTGATTTGTCAAGAACTTTTCTACCGTGTATTTAGGTTTAAAGCCTAGTGCCTTCATTTTTTCTATGTTAGCACAAGTCCATTCTCTTTCACCTGGGGTGTTTATACGTACTGGTAACTCAGGTGCCAAGTTAGCAATCTTTACAGGATGTCCGGTACCAATATCAATAGTTCCGGTTATACGAGGATTCTCAATAAGGATTAGTATTCCGTCTATTAAATCAAACAAGTGTATAAAGTCTCTATAATGTCTAGTTGTATATTCTAGTGTACCATTGCGTAGTTTATTAAAGAACATATTTTCTCTAGGACAGTTATCACTGTACACTGTATGGAATCGCATACCTAATGTATTAGGATAGCGTTCTGCAAGTTCTTCTAATACAAACTTAGACGCCGCATAAGGGTTCAAATCGGGCTCGTAAGCACTCGAACTACTTGCATATAGTATACGTGTATCAGGATAGCGTTCAAACAAGCGTCTACTTGCTTCTATATTGTTATTCCAGTAACCTGCAGGATCTGTAAAACTTTCACGTACTCCGCTTTTACCGGCTAAGTGAATAATTAAATCAAATTCTATGTTAGGAAAGTCACAAGTTAGTAAGTCTTGACTATTGTGAAGATTATCTCTATCCCATCCATCCTTTAAATCAATGCCAGTAACATTGTGATTTAGTGATAATGCTTTTTGTAGCGCACTTCCAATAAATCCTTTATGTCCAGTTAGCAATATTTTCATTTTCTTATGTTCCTGTTGTACTCAACAGCATTTTTTAATATAGACAAATCAACGTTGTCTCTTTCTGCTGTTTTTATTAGGGCGTTAACATCTTTTGGAAAACAATGTCCGCCGAATCCTCTTTCTTCTGTTATAGTAGTATGACTTTCATCTATTCGGTTATCTAATATAGTATAACGTCTTACTTGCTCGTAGTCAATACCTAATTTTTTACAAAGGTCATACATTTGATTAAAATAAGCAACTTTGAGTGCTAAGAAGCTATTGCGAGCATACTTAGTTAGTATTAGTTCTTTGGGCTTTGCTATATCAATATCAATCTTGCCCATTGCTGTAACAAAGATGTCAGCCCAAAAGCCTGTGTTGCCGCCGCCTAGTAATATTGTGTTGTTGTTCTTAAAGTCTTCTAGTGCGGACGCCGCACGTAGGAACTCTGGAGAGAATGTTATGCTTGTGTGAGGAAATGCATCTATTAATGTTTCCCATCCTTCAACTGATATTGTGCTTTTGATTAGTATAGGCACGTTAGGATTGTCTTCGATAATGCAATACACATTGTCCATATGACATCCGCCATGTGACCCTTGCGGTGTACTGACGCAAACAATAATTGCATCTGCATGTCTTAGATCACCATAGTGTCCTAACGCAGGATCATATATAATTAAATCGTGATAATCTTTTAACACCCCTTCGTGTGCTTTACCTACAAATCCGTAACCTGCTATCCCAATCTTCATTCAGCAATTCCTTGTTCTTGAAATATTTGTAAATATTCTTTAGTCTGTGACCATCCGTCAACTTTTCTATGATTCTTTACTACTTTTGCTAACGGATAGTCATTGCCGCCTTCGTAAATAGCATCTCCAAAGAACCACAATTGATCTCTTACTGTATTAAAGTCTTCAATGATTTGACTCTTATCGGAACCTTTTGGACTAATATCAATACCTGTTTCCCCGCCTACTTTTGCTGACAAGTTTGGAAACATTGTGTTAAACGCATGTGCAATAGTATTGCGTTCGTTTTCTTTTGTGTCGTATGCTACATATGCCGCACGTTCTTCTGCGGTTGCGTTGCGTCCTACTACACTGAAGTTTACCATTCCTGGCCTTTCTTCTATATGATTGCCTGTACGTGTATCAAATTGACTTTCGTACTCACAACTAATTAAAAATGTTCTTGCTAGGTCTGGAAGTGTCCATTCATTTGTTTGAATGTTATCTTCACCTTGCCATACATCGTTACCATTACATTGATATACACGTTTGCAACGATTATATATTGTTTCACCTATTTGCTCAATAGTTTTTTCTTTGTCACTACCTGTTACTAGATATACATCGTTATTTCTACAAAAGATATCAAAGAACTCAGCAAACTCGTCATTAATTACTTGTCTACTGGGTGTTAGTGTTCCGTCTACATCAAATATAAATTTATTCACTGACTCTTCTCCGCAAATCACTTGTACTAAATCTATGTTCTCTTTTATTAAAGTATAATTCAATACCTCTTTTAGCGCATATTGCTCTTCCAGTAAATGTTCCGTCTCGATATTCTTCGCCAAGTATGCGTACATTAATGGTATACATGCTTAGTAAGTCTTCTAAATCAGTTTCTGTTGCATAAGGAATAATTTCATCTACGTAACTAACAGCTTTGAGTTGTGTATATCTTTCTACTATAGTTTGTATTGGAGAATTTTTATTTTCTCTATCAACACTTGGATCAATTTGTAATCCGCATATAAGATAATCGCATTGTTCTTTTGCTTCACGCAACATTTGTACATGTCCTGCATGTAGCAAGTCAAATGTACTACAAGTAAATCCTACTTTCATTAGTGATTCCTCCCGCCGTCAAATACACATATAAACTTTAAGCCAACATCTGTGTTATTATGCACTCTGTGGAATACATTGTCTTCAATTAGTACAGTATCACCTGCTGTAACATCAAATATTTTATGATCAAGTTCCATTTGTCCACTACCACTAACAAAAATATAAACTTCTTCTTGTCCAGCGTGTCTGTGTCCTGTTGTACTTTTTTTAGCTGATAACATTGTACTACTTAAAACTAAGTTTTTTAACAATGTGTTATCTTTTACAACGTAACGATGGTCGTCTTTAACTACTTCACCGCCGATATCCCAGTCACTGTACTTCATTTAACTTACTCCTCTCGATAATTATCTGCTAACTCCTTTAGTATAGCAACAACTTCTTCAATAGTATTTAGGTCCTGTTCTTTCTCTGTATCAATTTCTACTTCTAATTTAATTTTCATATTATTCCTATAGTAATGGATATAATCTATTATTTGTTTGTATGTCTGCTGTAAACGTACAATCATAACCAATGGTAATTCTTTTACCTTCCCAGTTGTTGTCATTTACAACTTGGTGTTCGTACTCATTGCCACCTGGTCCTATATAGATATTTCCAATTTCATTTTTTATTGCAAATTTAGTAAACGCTGTAGTAGTGTCCTTAGGATCAATTGAGATATAACCATGTATATCCCAATTATGATGATGTGGCCCTAATACTTTGCCTAACTCTTCGTATGATAAAATGTTTAACCAAGCCTGAATCCAAATTTTACGATCGTCACCTACATAGTCTCTAATAGTTTTATTTAGATCTTGATACAGTTCGTAGAATAAACTACTGGTTGCTGTATAAGAAAATATATTATACTGATTATATATAGCTGTAGTGTTTGGCGCATCAGTAAAATCTTGTTCTAACATATTTTCTACTTGATTACAAATGCCAACAAATTCTTTATGCCGATCAACTAATATCTGTGAGGTCTCAACCTTATACATATTACCCTCCGAAGTCAAACAAACTTGTAAATGTATTGTGACGCTTAGTATCCTCTAGCGGATAGTCTAGCACACCAATCAAGTTGTCTAACTTATTATCAATGATAGTTTCTGCCATAGCCGCATCGTCAAATGGCAACTCCTTGAACCAGTCAGGTAACCGTAGCTCGTCTGTTGGATAAGCAACACTTGTATACCCTAGTGGATTTTGTTTAAGTTTACAAACAATAACTTTCATACCGTCAACAATCTCTTCGGAGTACTTGTCTCCGTTCATACGCTTTAGTGTATTCCAGTTAATGCTTGCCCGTACATGCCCAGGCATGTTTGCTTTACCTTGTTTTTCTTCTAAACGCCTGTAGTGTCCAACTTTGTTTGCACGTTTAGGTGAACCTTTCTCCCAACCAGGACGTTCACTAAACTCCTTACGGAATACAGTAATACGTTCTAGTACATCTTCTCGTGGCTTATCTGTAAGTACCATTAGCAATAGTTCACTTAGGAACTCCTGCATAAACACAGGTGTATCTGATCTACGCAAGTCCAAGCCCATTGCTTTTACTTTACCAGGTTTGCCATCTGTATCAGTTCTATAACCTTCAAGGTCGACTACTAATGCTGCATAACGCTTCTTAGTAATATACAAACCTGACTTTGCAACAATTTCCCTACCTGCTGCAATAACATCTGATCTGCTCTTTGGACAATGAAACGAATCAGCCATCATATCTGCAAACGTACTATCCACAGCTTCACTTACTTGGTCGTAAAGTGTAATAGCATTTTCAGTATTCCAAGGAATTTTTCCTGCTTCGATGTCTGCTTTTAATGTTGGATATGCACTAAAGTAAACAGAGTCAGTATCGCCATATATAACAGCATCACCTACATGATCATATGTGCCTGTAATAACTTTGTTTGCTTCTGCACTCATATGTTTAACAATAGTACGTCCTGTTAGTGTAGTTGACTGTCCGATACGTTTATCAAAGAATCTACAACCAGGATTAAGAATAGCACCATACAAACTGTTTAGGTTAATCTTTTTAACTAACTGTCGCTTGTCCCAATATTCAATTTCTGTTTTATTGCCTGCATCTTTTGCCTTCTTCAGCATTGCCTGTAGTTCTTTACGTTCACTATACCAACGCTTTAGAATTCCTGGAATAACACCTTCAAACTCTGTTGTAAAGATAGTACCATTTGCACTAAGCATCCAAGGTTGATTACTGTCAAAGATTACGTTATATATTTCAGCACCGCTTAATACGTCACTACCACCTGACTCCCAGTCAATAGTCAGTGCAACATCTTTGCGTTGCTCCATTACAGCTTCATATTCTTCTGTACTAAAGCGTCCTTCCCAACTACCAGCAAAGCTCTTTTTCTTTAGACCCATGTCTTCCGTTACTCGAGCATCTGAAATGTCTGGACGTATTTGTCCTATAACAGTTTCTGGAGCCATGTTTAGCGCACGAATCACACTAGGATATAGTGAATTCAAATCCATCGATGCAATCCACTTGTGCAAGCCTTTCTTAGGAAACGCAACGTATGCACCAGCTGCTTGTGTATTCTCATCATCACGTTTTTTGCGATTAGGAACCTGTAAGCCTCTGTGCCACGCTTCGTTAACAATAGCTTGCTCTGTAACAGCAACAGCACCCATAGTGGTCTGTAGCAAAACAGTGTTTGCGTGTGCAAGTTCGTTACTTAGATCAATAAATCTTAGTTTTTTGTCCAGCTTGTCCAGTAGTGCGGTATCTTGTATGTTGTATTCGATGAACTTTCTAAAGTCATTGTTGTACAATGCGTCCAAAGTGCCTTCATAAGGGACCTTGTTCTCGCCAACTTCGATTTCGCCAATGGCATCAAGTCTATATGTGTGTCTTTCTTCATACGTGTATTTACGATATAAATTCAAACTATCTAAATGCACTCTACCTATTAGGTCAAAGGTCTGCGCTATTTTACCAAACTTCTCATATTCACGTTTCTTAGGCAGTTGACCCCACAAACAGAATCTACGTGTGTCATCTTTGCTTAGTACACGAGCTGTTCTGTTTACTGTGTACGGAATATCATAACCTTCGCTGTTCCAACCTGATAAGATATCACTATCTTCAATCAGCGTTAAGAAAGTGTCAATCATATCACCTTCTTTTTCAAACAGCATTACGTTGTCAATGCCTTCAAGTGTTTTCTTTGCTTCGTCCATTGTAAGTGTCTTGGGAGGAACAGCCAAACACACCATTGTATCCATCCATTGTAAGTATACACTAATACTTGTAATAGGCATAAACGGATCACTAGGATCAGCAAAGCCTCGCTCTGGATCAAAGTCAGTCTCAATATCGAAGAACGCAATGTTTAGTTTAGGAGCATCTTGATTAAGATAGTTTTCACTCAAGCATTGGAAGATAGGATTAATGTCACTCTCAAACAGTTCTTTGTCTCTGTTAATAGCAACTTCTTTACGGAAGTCTTTTGTGTTCTTACACACAATACGACTCAACGGATCGCCGTATACACTTTTGTACTTGCCTCTTGGGTCTTTGTAATAAAATGTATATTTGGATTGATATTCTCGGTAAGTTCTCTTACCATCTTTTCGTTCAACAACTCTGATTATATCAGAATCGCGATCAAATAGTGCGTCTACGTAACTCATTTATTCTCCTATCGTTGCTTATGGCCAACTTAACCTTATTCATGCCCTAGGGCGAATGTATAACTATATTATAGCTTACTTTTGTGTATTAGTCAAGTAAATTATCATTAATAATTTTAATAATTTTCTTATTGTATCTTGCTTGTACAAATGCATTGTAGTTGTCTATTAGTTTAGACGGTGCAAACGGATGTTTTGTATTGAACTTATATGTAAGAATGTTTTTAAGTATGCTGTTGTTATTGAAAACTTCAGCATCAAACTGTACTAACTTAATTTTTTCATCAGTATTAAACTTATAGTAACATATAGCATCATCCATTTTTATATCAATGGTAGTGTTATTCTTTTTTAGTTTGAATGTAGGTTTTACAGGCCTAAACCATTTATTAATGTTGTATGTAGCACTAACACCTATGCATCCATTTGTAAAATCTGTTTCTTCATAGTATGGTGGTAACTGTGACATAGTTAAATCTTCATCACAATAGAATAGATATGTAGGTGACGACATCTGCACAATTCTTTCAGGGCCAATTGACCCTATAAGTTGTGATATAAAAGGTAGTTGTTGCTTATACTTACTATTACAACTTGTAAAATCATCATTAAATGTAAGATGTAGATCTACAGGTGATTTTATTTTAAATGTATTTCGGCATTCGTCCAGCATAGACGGACATCTTCCGGCTAACTCTCCAAAAAACTCTGCAGGATTAATATCCTTTAAAATACTTTCTGGTGGGCGATAGCGAAGTTCACTAATTGAATGTTCACTTTGTTCAGGATATTTCGCCCAGTACACTGTTTTCATTTACCACCAACCTATCGCTACACCGTATCCAAATATGTTTACTACACCAAAGTATCCAGTTAGTAGCATTACCCAGGCTGCACCACGTCTGTAAGCGGCATAGCACTGTGTAACACTACCTATAAAGAAACCTGGATATACAAGTAGCATATTTGGGTTATCAGCATTAAGCGCAAGTGTTAAACTTGCATATACAGTGAATATAAAACTTACTAATTCAAAGTAAAATGCTGTACGGTCACTAGTATAACTATCAACCCAAAAACTTTTTATGCTGTTCACTTATCATAGCCTAGCGTAGTAACAAGTGTTTCAAGATCATCATATGCATCTGCATGTGAATCCCAATCACGTTTTTGTGCAATCTTAATTGCTTTGTTAATTAGTGAAGGTTTAATATCAAGTTCTTCTGCTACTGCCTTTACAGTATCTTTTAGTCCTGCATTAAGATCTTCAACTTCTTGTAGTACTGTTACGCCTTCGCGAACAAGTCTTTCAAGTTTTGCTTTTTCTTCTGCACCATAGGTACGATCACTCATAGGTTTCTCCTGTTAATTATAAGTAATAGTATATATGATGTTTATGGAGTTGTCAACTGTTAAGTTGGCTTATTGAGTTTATCCCTGACGGTTTTTAGCAATAAGACTATCTGCGACCCGTAACCAATTCAAAAACACTACGGCAAGCTGTTGTTTTGTTGCCGGATGCTGCATATTTGCGATCATGTTTAATAGTATCTCTTTAATAGGCTGTCTATCACTATCGCCCTGTGCTGTAGATTTGTACCATTGATCCCAAGTTTCTGTTGGATTTCCGTCTTGATCGTTTGGACCAGGGCCGCTTCTAGAAGCTGTTGCTCTAGCACCATCTAACATAGCCTTAGCGACTATCATGTAATTGTTCGTGTCGGTTGGATCTTCATATGTTAGTTGATCATCTGCATTACCACCGGCCCAACGAAGTATGTCTTCAACAGTTTCTGTAGTTGTATATAGTTGACTAGTTATATCTGTATCTCTTATGTCATCAATTTCATTAGAACTACCATATTCTATTTTACAATCATGTGATGCATGTGGTAGTAGTATATTATAAAATCCGTCCCAAGTAGCAGCTTGTGCTCTAATGCCATATTGTGATGCTAACGCTCTCCAAGCCTGCGGCTGGGTACTGTCAGACATTTCTAGACCTAATTTTTCTCTCATCTCTTGGGCCATTTGGGTCATCCTTGCTGGATGCTGTGTCAATGGCACACTTGAAAAAACACCTACATCCTTGTCCATAATAGAGATATAATAACAAATTATATTTTCCCATTGTTCTCGCCTAAAAGAGCCTTTAAATTCTTTAGCTGTACTAATTCTTTGATTTTCGTATAATTCTAGAACTTTCATTTAAACCTCAACTCCTACTGGAATATTAAACTTTAGAAAAGTATTATTAAGTAACTCTTTAGTTTCATCATCTATTGTGCTACCATCATCAAACTCATCTAATAAAGACTTGCCGTTGTTTCGTCGTCTATAAGCATATAGTAACGACATCATTTGCTCTCTTGATTCTATTCTATTAATACCGTCTTGTAGTTGTGCGTCATCCCAGCTAAATGGGTTTTCAGCATCTATCCATAATCTTAAGATATCATAGCCAGTTTGGCCTAGATCGTCCATTCCAAGTCCTATTGCTCCTCGAGCATCAAACCCTAAAGGGTTAAGAACACTAATTAGTTTTAGTACTATAGGATCTTGTTTGCTATCTAACGGTTTGCCTGCATTAAATCCAGGGTTTCTTGCCATCATCCATCCGCTTACACTTCGACCACGTCTTTGATTCTGTCTTAGATATACAGTAGCATTATCTTGTAGAACACCAATTCCAGTTATTTGATTGCTTTTATCTTCAGGAACTGTAAATTTCCATATTCTATTTCTAGCATCATGTGGTTCAATGTTCATCCAATCTAATGGACCTTCTTCAGCTGCTGGTTTAACAGCAGCAGGCGGTTCTTCACCTGGCATAAATGGAGTCAGTGTTCCGGGCCAATATATTACGTTAAATGGAGGCACACTATAAATCTCTGCTTCTTGGCCATCTATTTTAATAATGTCTCCGGTTTTTAATGTAGTGTCTTGCTGAGCATCTGTCATTGCTTGATCACCTGAATATTCTCTAACACCGTCAACAACTTCATACTTAGGGTCGGCTACTACTTCTTCTTGTTCATCTGCGGCCGCGGCTCGGATAGTTTTATCTCTTCTAGCTGCTGTAATAGCCATTGCTGGAATGTTATATTCTTCAGTATTGTCATTAGGTTGTTCACCGTTAATAGTTTGAGCATAAGGTCGACTACCTCCTTCTTTTCTCCAAAGAGAATACCCATCGATCATTGCAGATCCACTAGTAATATCTTTCCACTCACTTGAGTCATTTGTTTGAGTAGTATCTTCACCGCCCCCAGCGTCACTAGCAGCTGCTACAAAAGGCTGGGCGTTTGGAAATTTCTGCGCCAAACTATTATTGCTAGTAGTTACACCGCCATCATCTACTTCTGCGGCATCTGCATCTTTTGCAAGTGCATCAGTGCCGTCATTAGTATTACTAATAAACACTTCTGGTTTAATATTATTAACTTCTTTCCAGTCTGCAGCAAGTGGAAGGTTAGGTCCAGAACCTCTACCGGTTGATAGTTCATTACCGTCGCGATCATATACGCGATATGCAGGTCCCAATGCAGAGTTAACTAATTCCTTGTAAGCTGGTTCGCCTGCACCTGCATCTTTTGCAAGTGCATCTGTCGCTGGACCTGGCGCACTAAATTGATAATACTTTCCGCCATCTGATCTAGAATCAACTATTGCCTCTTGTCCGTCGATAATAACTCGGTCACCTGGTTGTAATTCTGCTATGCCAATCCTCGCTGCATCAATATCAGGAAATTCTGCTGCTGGTTCTGCTTCTGCACCTGCGTCACTTGCACCTGCGTCACTTGCACCTGCGTCACTTGCACCTGCGTCACTTGCACCTGCGTCACTTGCACCTGCGTCACTTGCACCTGCGTCACTAGCATTACTAGTAGTTGCGCCAATTGCTGTAGACGCTCTTGTAAACAACTCTGATTTAAACTCTGGAAATACCGTTCTAAAGTTTTCGTATTTTCCTAATAATCGTTCGAGTACTTCTCGTTGTTCGTCGGTTAGCTCTGCTTCGTCAATTCGTGATTCTAACATTTTAGCTATTGCACTTTTAAAAGGTATGATACTGTCTGCAAGTATTATTCTAATTATTTCTTCTATTTTTGCAATGTCAGCTTTAACTTCTTTAATTTTAGCAATAGTTTCTGGACCAACGTTACCATCTACAGCAATTCCGCCGATTGCTGATTGGAACTTTCTAACAGCTTCTGTAGTCTTTGGACCATATGCACCATCAACTGTGCCAGTGTCTAGCCCTAGGTCTGTTGTTAAAAATGTTTGTAATTCTCTAATAGCAGGTATTTGATCTTTGTCATTCATTAAACCACCTAGATCACTATTAGCAAAGTCATCTAGTGTGTCATAAACTTTTTGAACCTCTTGATTAGGTAACGGAGTTACTTCAACATTATTATTATTAGTAGATACCGTAGCAACATTATCTACAGCAACAGCTTCTAACGGTCCACTACCATCTGCTTTCATTACTGTAGCATTTGGATATGCTGCTTTAAACTGTTCTAGATACTGTTCTTCAAAGTATACTCTTGTTTGTTGTCCTTGTCTAACTATATCAGCATAGGGCTCTTTGCCTCTATATGTTGCTATGTTAAACCCTTGTAAACTTCTTGCGTTTGGCGAATAGAAAAATTCCTGTGTAGGACGTAGTTGTGCATTAGCGCCGCCCTGTTGGATACTGAATATTGTTTGAACGGCTTGCGGTAACAAATTTATACGTGCTTGTTGTACAGCTAAATTGCGATGTTGTACACTTCTTGAACTAGCTTTTACAGATCTATACGAGCCTCCGTCTAAAGTTCTTATCTTTCCATCAGTACCAATTAATGTACTTAACCCTAATTTTTCACCTGCGTGATAAAGAACATAATTAACTCTAAATGATTCGCTTGATGCAATACCTTTAAAAAAGCCGCCGATGCCTCCTGTATTTTCGTCAACATCTCTTGCGGCTTGCTCCATTGCAGCAAGATCTTGCAAAGTCATTCCAGTTTTTGCATATTGATCAATAACAGCGTTTAGGCTATCCCAATTCTGTCTTTCATCAATTCTTTCAAGTTTGTTGATCAAATCACGCATATCGGACACGGTTTAAATCCTTTATGCTATCTTAGTCTTTTCGCTTAACTTTTTTGAAAGTGTAGCTTTATATGATGTTTCAGTAGCAATTGTCATATCAGCACCTTGCTCTGTTGCATTATCATAATCCATTGCATGATATACACTTGAAATATAGTCTGACGCTTTAGTAATTTTAGACTGTTGCCAGCCTTCGATACCTTCTGCTTCACTTACTGATTTAAGCATATCGTGTAATTGGATAGCATATTTTGCAATTTTATATAGGTCTGCACGAGCCATTTGTACTTCGTGATCACGTTCAGCTGCATGTGCTAAATCGCCTAGACCTTCTTGTAATTCATTTTTCTTCATTGAGGTAACTCCAGTAATACGTATTAAGTGTATTTATCGTCTTGCAGCGCCGCCGCCCATTAAATTAGTATTCATGTCTTGTGCATTTTTTGCTGTACCATCTGCATTAGTTGCTTGTGGTGCTTTTGGTGCGCCGTATTTTCCTTTTTTAGAAATCTTACGTTTTGCTCCTGGAACACTTGCTACTGAAGCAATAGATCCTGCACTAGTACCACCTGCTGTTGCATCTTCCTTCATAGCTTCGGCATGCATCTTTGCCCTTTCACTAACAGCATTACAGTTACAATGCTTACAAGTTGGAGGACATGTGCAATCTTCTGCTTTAGTATCTGCACCACAACACTTGTCTGAACAGTGTGTGTCTTTGCTTTCCATAATATCTGGAACACCATTGCCATTTTCGTCTCTCCACCAATTACCTGATTCGTCATGTGAGTCGTGTTCACACTTACAGTCTGGCTTACAGTTGTGCATTTCACAACCACAATCTTTACAATGATATGTGTGTGCTGCACCTTCTTTAATTACGTCTTGCATTCTCATAATATTATTTCCTTACCACTTACGACATGACCAGTAACGTGCCTTATGACGCGGTCCTGGACTATCACAGTTATGTCTTGCTCTAAAGCTCTTGCGTCTTTTAGGATTAGACTTTTTAATTTTAACACCCTTTTGGCCAAAGTTAACTTTAACTACATTGCCTTTTGGATTCTTAACATATACTTTAAACTTCTTAACATC